CTGGGATTTTTCTAGCTAGGCTAGCAGGGTAAAGAATCCTTTACCCCTCTTTCTCGCGAACCGCACCCTATGGCTAAAAGCCGTAATGTAGGTTGTAGTTCTCTTGAAACGCCTCCCCGTCACCCTAGAACGGATGCTGGGAAGTCCCTTGTCAATCCTACTCACAAAGTAGGAATGACTGCTGCGGACGTTGCAAACTCGATCAATTTTTCGAGCTGTAAGTCCAAGTTTAGGACGAGCAATGTTAGAATAATCATCAATAGTCGGATGATTACCTGACAAAGCACGCCACAGATACGGCTCATGACGCTTTTCTCCTTTTAAGTTTGGCTCTACGCCAAGACACTTAAATGATTGAAGGCCGTGACGATCTGTTTTAATTCTTGAGGGTTTAGAGATAAAATCCTTAAGAAAATCTAAACTAGAGCATTTAATGCCTGACTCGTCAGGATAGTCGAATGGAACCCGGTAAACTGGGCTCATTTGTTCTATCTCATCGATGAGAAAGGACAGGGTCCGAGGTATTTCCTCGTGCGCCCATCGACGGAGTAATCCGTTGATGGTTTTATAGAGAACTGCCTCGTATGTTATACGAGGCACGTGCGGTGCCGTCTCAGTTTTTGGTTGAAACGGCCTAACGTCCACTCCTGCGAAGAAATCATATCCGCAGGACTCCCTAAACTTACCATCACTAAAAGTTTTTTCACGATTAATGATGAGGCCAAGCTGGGGGAAGATCTCTTCGACGTACCGGTGAAGACGCTTTGAATAAATCAAATCGTCGCCGTATGCGGAGATGATCGACCCACCACGATAGAAAACTCTATCAATAGCCTTAAGTAAGGAAAGGAAGATCAAAGTTTGCAACGGAAAGGTCCAACCAACACCCATCATGCCGATAGTTTCAGTTTCTACTATTTGGCCATTAGGGAGTTGGATCAAACCGATCCGCCCGAGAATGAGTTGTTCATACCATTCCGGGGGAAGAATAGTACCAGTCAAAAGACATGTGATATTATCACTAGCTAATGATTGGTCACACGTTACAAGATCACCTCTAACAGAGGCTCTTCTTGCCAAAACACCATGACGTTGTTGAAGACGTCGGATGTCATAACGTGCTCTTCTCAATCTACGCTCTATCATAACACCTAAACCCTTCGATCTGAAGTTTCCGATCGTTGTATTAGGTGTAATAGCGCGTAAACTGTCAAACTTTTTTGGGACTAGAGAAAGTGTGAGGTGTGTGACTTCTTGAAAGAGGCTACCAAAGCTCTCTAAGCTATCTACCAAATAATTCTGGATAGGATAGCAGTCTGCAATTACATTATCGCAGAACCAAGAAATCTCATCTTTAGAGCCCGTAATTGGAGGGACCCATCTTTGAGCTTCAGAAGCTCTAGAGAGGGGAACACCAACAGTGGCCCTACTTCCAAACTGACACAACGCTAGATGTTCTCTAGAGTCATAAGCGCCTAAAACTTTAGACGCATACCGACGAGCTTCTTTCAAAACCATCCGAATGCTTTTTGAATGGAAATCGAAAGACACTTCGTGCAACCGATTCTGATTTTGGATAAACTTTTCACAGCTTATCTCAATCAAATCGGCGACCGTATATCTATCTTTTTCGAAGATATACCGTTTAAACAAGCTATTGATTTGGTAATTACACTTAAATGTGTAAGGATCCATTTCATTAGTTGTCTCAAGCAACTTGCCTCGAAGGCCTCCTATTCCATGCATCACGAGATCTGAAACATGGTCTCTGCAGTAGGAGTACGAGCACAAATTGGTCTGGAAGTCCTCGACTATACGGATGAACAGGGTCTCCATCATCGTATCAACGCTAAACAATTTTTTCATTTAGGCACCTTATGGTTCCGGTGAATAGTTTAGCAAGAACTATATGTTCTTGCTGTTTGTTACAGCGTGATACTCTATGAGAGAGATCCTGCTGACCAAAATGTTGCGTTATCAGAATCACACAGCAGCTGAGCACCTAGAACATTCAAGTTCGCGGCATTAGCGGCTGAAAACTCCGGATGAACTTCGCGTTCAACACGTATAGTGTTGTAGACGACTTTCCCCGCAGCAGTGACCATGGGTATGGCTAAAGAAATAGTTTTTCTATCTTTAGACATAGTACCATCAGTGTTGAGAGAGGACGGCTTGTATTTTGCCGTCGCAGACTCCCTAGTAACTGCAGTTGCAGTTGCAGGCACTGTGAGATGAACGCCATTTTGGATCGTTACTCCGTCGTCGACGAAGGCCATAGCGGAACCACCAGAAAAACTGGGGGTAGCGCCGGTTAGTAAGGACATTGTTTTCAGTCCCATAGTAGTGAACCTCCTTTGAGGTTGTTACCTAGATACCATCTTCGGTACTGACTTAGTCACAAAAGCGACGGCCAGTGCTAGACTGTCTAGGAGTTGAAGATCCGAAAGGCCAAGCCAATCGATTGTGGGGATCCAAGATAGTTCTGGATTTACCGCTCTACTCTTCTCTTCACGAACTAATAGATATTCGGGAGGACGAGTAAAGGTTGCCTGTACATCACTGGGAAAACCGTTTAAATTAGGCTCGATAATGAGCCGATATTTATAGGTTATTTTCAGCGAGTTCCAGGTATCAAGTATTGTGATAGAAGGATCAGGCATAATAGCCTCAATCCAATCGCCCACCTTGATAAACCAGTCGACTACGAAGGACCAGGGAATAAGTTCCCAAACGATACCAGGTATATCTCTCAGCCTCAAACCAAGAAGCTTTGACATATAGGTGTCGTCCCCGGAAAAGTGTAACTTATAAGTTACACCGCCGCGCACCGTGCCTTCAACTAAATAGACACAGCTACGTTTAAACGCTGGGCCATAATTGGCCATCAGCGCGTCCGCGAGGATTCTCGTTCCTTCGTATTTGAAAGATTCCGAGGCTCGCTTTACAAGGGTTACAGTCTCCATCTTCTTCCTAGCATCATCGATTTTACTGATGACAGTGGCTAGATCGTTAATTAAGGGTATCCACCCGTAACGAACTTCAAGCCATGCTGCAGACATTGCAGCAGCAGGAGAAAGACCGCGACTGATCCCATTTGCCCCTCTCTTAAGCATGCTTTCGAGCAACTTTTGAGATTGGCTAAATGGGTTTGCTAACATCCTAATCGTTTGACCTAATGTCCCGATGATTTCACCGAGCATTATGTCAGAACTTTTAGCTTTTCCAATGGCTCTTATAACCATTGAATCAAGCGCGGATGGTAGCATTCCGGCAGGCCATGGTACCCATGAAAGTGGGTGAAATCCATCAACCATGCTGGCTGAGATAGGGCCCTTAATGTTTACGGCGCCCCAAGAGGGTGTTGGTTGGCGGTTAGCCAAACCATACCAGACATCATCATCAGAACAGGTGACGGTGTCTTTCCAAAAGATAAGATCGTGATTAGGAAACCGCTGTTTAGTTCGCGTCAAAATTTTAGACGCGTACTTAGACTTTGATTTTCTAGCACGTTCGAATCTCCGGAACTTTTGAGGTTTTTCGACGTAATCAGCCATACTGGCATTGAAACCAGAAATGGCAGGCACAGCAAACGGACCTCTGTGTCCTTGGAGAGCACCCGATGGTAAATAATCATCCCAAAGGATGACACCGGGTGCAAATTCTCCTTTGGTACGCAGACGATTCGTTTTTGCTGGCATCTCAGACTCCTTGTAAATTATGGCATTATTGCCAACATAC